CAGAGAAAGGTAAGAAACTAATTTCTGAGATCAGAGAAGAGGCAATGCTAAGAGGACAACAGAAAGAAACTACTGAACAGCAGAAAGATGGCGATACAGATAACTAACAACATAGCGACTTTAGATATAGATTTTGATGGAAACGGAGATCAATACTCTATACATAAGCCGAACATCACTTTGGAAAAGAGTGGTGATACTGTTGTTATAGTTGATTCTGGTAGAGTCCCTGCAAAAGAGTATAAGATATTATATACAGATGTAACACCTTTACCTGCTAGTGCAGATGCTTTATATGCTACTTTATTATCTTATGTAAATAGCAAAGGGGCAAACAGTTCAACTATAGTTACTCAAGCAGTAACAACAGTAAATGTTGAGGTTTTAGCTGCTAACGAAGGTACTGTAGGTTCTAGTTTTGTTAATCTATCTAATGCTGATGCTTATATTTTACTAGGTAGTGGCACTGCTTCTGCGACTAACTACACTGTTAAATTAAAGCATGGTGGAGATGACATATACGAAACTCCTTATAACTACTCTGGAGCTGTTCAAGTTGTTTTTGCTCACTCTGGTAGTGGAAATTTAGTAATCACAAAATTTAACTAGTATGCCATTATTTAGTAAAACAGGAGGTGGCAAAGCAGGAGAAACGGGTTACGCTCATACGGGAGCATTTGCAGGTAAGCCTCTAGATAACAGTTACGTTTGGGAAGCGGGGACAGGTATAGAGTATAATGCTGCTGATGTAGCTTCAGAAACGTACAAAGTATTCTCATTAGACAACGATGTCCACAACGCAGTAGATAACCCTTATTGGTCTACTCCTGATGTGTCAATTTCATCTAATGTAGACTTGTTTAACGGATATGCTTTACCTGATGGAGTAACTTCTTTATTAGATTATACATTTGATTTTGACACTGAGTACCCCTCTTCTACAGGAACAGGTTTTGAAGGTTCTACAGGTAGAATTAGACTAAACGACTGTAAATACGGAGACCAATTAAGAGTAAGATTTGACTTTAATGTAATACCACAAATATCTAACACTACTATAGAACCTGCACTTTGGTATTCTAATAGAAATGATAACGATGATATTACTTTTACTTTTCCTTTGACTTCTTCTCCTGTGTTTTTTGGGACAGGAACTGTGGGAAACACTTATTTAAACAGGGTAGATATTTCTGCTTGGATTATATCAAACGAAGATGTTAATGCCTTAACTCTTCCAGCAATTAAATCAGACAACCCTGTAATTATTCAACCACTAGGAATGTTAGTAACAATATTAAGGTAATATGGCTATAAAAATAAAAAGAAATGAAGCAGGTAACTGTATAACTTTTGAAGGCTCGTCTAACCCTGTATATTGGAACTCTTGCTTGTCTAGTGAGGTGGATTCTGTAAATACTAACGCTATTAACGTAATTAACGATATAAGAACAGCTCAAAATGGTTCTAATTTTTATGAGTTTTACAGAATACCTTATACAGATTTTTTAGATGCAGATGGCAACCCTTTTGCAAGTCCTTCAGACTGTGTTACTTATATAAACCAAGAGGCAAATGTTTTAGAAGCTACTTTAGCAGGTTTCTTAAATTTAGAGAACGTATCAGGTACAAATGATAAAGTTGACCTAACAAGTGTTACGAGTCAAGAAAAGATAGGCGGAGGGATTAAATTTACTGCTGGTAGTAATATCCAATGTGGGCAACCAGTATTTTATAATTATAGTTCTGCAGGTGTAGTTACAGCAGTATCGGCTGGTACTTTACCATTACAACACGATTACATAGGAATAGCTTTAAAAACAGTTACAACAGGTCAATCAGTAAACGTATTAACAAAAGGACTGGTAACAGCAAGAAGAACTACAACTTATCTATCATCCTCAGAAACTGTTATATTAAATAACACATCAAACAACACTACAAAGAATTTAACTAACTCTACAACTTTTGTAGATAGTGGAGATACAGGAGGAGATTATACAAGTAACGAAAACTATAGTATAACTTTTGATGCACAGTCAGGATATACTATAAATATTTCAGTTAATAATATTAAATTTGAACATTCAACATACAGAATGTATGATAGGTTAGGTGTACAAGGTTCTAATGATGGTGTCAACTTTACTAATTTAAGTGTACAATGGTTGCAAAAGTCAGCTACATCCACACCGACTTGGAGCGATAGTTTTTATGGTAGTAGTGCTTGGAATAGTACAGGGGCAGATAATGGCTATATATTTCCAAAAGATACATCAAGAGCAATCTTATTATCAAGTGGTTCATTTCCTGTAACTATTAATACTGGTTATAGATATATAAGATTTTATTTTAGGTCTGATAGTAGTGTAAATGATGAAGGTTGGAATATGACATTAACACCTAATACACCATATCCATCAAATACAGAATCAGTTGCAGAGGGTACTACATTATATTTAGATAGTAATGATTTTACAAAAGTAACAACAGACGACACAAGTCAAATAGTTGTGGGTTATTGTGCATATAATGATGCTGCAAACGACAGCATATTTTTAAGAGTGTAAAAATGGAAGCAATATTAAAAACATTAGCAGATAATATAGAGGGTAGTGTAGTTAGTTCTATACTACTCTTTGCAATTGCGTTTATTTATATCTTTAGGAAAAGTGTTCCTAATTGGATAGATATGATTCTTAAACGTAAGAAAGAAGAAAAGCATATTAATAAGCTAAAGGATCATGATATATTTAGTACTTGTGCTAGAGTAAAAACAGAGGTTCACTTAATGAAGTTCTATACTGATGGAGAGTACGATGCTACAAAGACTAGAATGTGCGGTGATTTTGCTAGGCATAAAGTTGAGGTTTGCAGCAAGAGAATAGAAGAATTTGTTTCTGATGATTTATTCAAGTTGAACCCAGATGCTCTAAAGAAATTGATATTTGCTTTACAGGCTGCTATGCATGAAGAATATGTAGCTAAGATTAAAACAGATTGGTTATCAAAGGGTATTCCTCAAGAGGATGTTGATTACGTTATTATGTTATTTGAAAAGTTCAGGTATGATGTGATAATGAGTTTTGAGAATCGTATCAATGCAATCTTCGGAAGTACGTACCATAGAGACAACTTTGATAGGGTTTTAGCCGTATTAGAGATGTGGTCTATGGGTATTGATTTATTACCTAAAGACATGCTCACTACGTTTGAGACTTTGAATGGTAAGTTTAAAAAGATAAAATATTAACATAATGGCACAATTCGTTACAGCACAACAAGTTATAGCAAATGCGTTCACTAATACGAACACAGATACTAACTTAATCAAGACTACAACAATAGAGCAAACTCAATTAAAGCACTTAAAGCCTGTTTTGACTGAGGATTTGTATGATTTAATAGTGACAGAAAACAATGCTTCTAGCTTGTCTGCTGCTAATCAAACTATTTTTGATACTTACATTGTGCCTGCAATGTATTTATTTGTTAAGTATGATGTATTAGTGGATACTCACTATAAATCAAACTCTAAAGGTATTAACAGATCTTTTGGAGACTTTTCAGAGCAAGGTTCAAATAATGAAATATCTTACGTTATGCAATCAGCATTTTCAACTGGAGTTAAGATATTAGAAAGAATGACTGAATATATTGAGGATAACGACAGTTTATATCCTACATATGAAAGTGGAAAGAATGTATTAAATGATGTATCTCATAGAGGAGGAATAATTTACTAGAATGACAGCAATAAATCAACACAGAAATTTAACAGGAGTACAACTTCACAATCCAAAAGGATTTGATGAAGCTACAAATAACACAAGACCATTTAAGAACGGTAATGGAGACTTAGTTTGGGTTTTAGATTCTAGCGTAGAGAGTGCGTTAGACTATGTTTCACCTCAATCAGCACCTCCAACGGAAGTAAATGGAGATATATACTTATTAGATGATACAGGAACATCTTACGATATTAACACTATTGCTTGGCAGTCAGGAAATACTGTTAGGATTACTTTTAATGGTTCTCCTGATTTATCTGCTGTAGCTGCTAATGATTATTTTATAACTAGTGGTAACGCTAATACTTCTAATGACGGTACATTCGTTATTACTGCTGTTGATAATTCAACTAAGTATTTCGATATAACAAACAACGAAAGATCGGATGCTACAGATGATGAAGCTGCGGATGCTGCTGGTACTGGTTATTACGTATTAGAAGAATGGGATGCAGCTCCAAAAGGGTCTCATGTGAAGTTTGATGGAAGTAATTGGGTAAGCTCTACTGTTGCAGATGGAGTTATTTGTTACGATCAAACTGCTTCGGCACACAGATATTATAGTGCATCTGGAGCTAATTGGGATAATACTATTGCTTCTAGCGGTGGTGTAGGTGATGTTACCAAAGTGGGAACTCCTGTAGATAATCAAGTTGGGGTATGGACTGGAGACGGAACAATAGAAGGTAAGACAGACTTTACTTACTCTAATGGTGCTATGAATACTGTTGGAGAAGATGCTTCTGCATACATGAGATTAACAAGTTATTCAGATACTTTACACTGGACTAACAATATAACTTTCAGATCAGCTAACGGTACTTCTGGTACTCCTACAGCACTATTAATAAATGAAGACTTAGGTAGTTTCATTGCTCAAGGTCATAACGGAACTGCATTTGTAGCTTCTGGAAATGAGATTACATGGAGTGCTGCCGAGAACTGGAGTTCGGGTAACAACGGAGTTAAATTAGAGATTAAAACAACTCCTAATGGTTCTGCTTCATCTACTCAAAGAATATTAATTGATGGTAACGGTAAGACAAGCATATCTACTGCTTTAAACATTCCTAACGGAGCTACACCAACTATTGCTGCGGATGGTGATATTGGTATTGATACTACTGTAACAGACTTTAGTACAGGTATCATGAAGTACTATGGAGGAGAAGAAATGGGTGTAGTAGCAATGCCTATTGCACAGTTCACTACTCCTACAGATGGACATGTAGTTGCATATAACGCAACAAATGATGAATTTGAATTAGTAGCTGCAAGTGGTGGTGGTATTTCTAACGTTGTAGATGATACTACACCTCAATTAGGTGGAAGTTTAGATGTAAATGGTAACAAAATCGTTTCTGTATCTAACGGTAATATTGATATTGAACCTGACGGTACTGGTAATGTATTATTAGGAAACTTCACTTTTGATGCAGATCAAACAGTAGGAGCTGGACAAGACGACTATGTGTTAACATATGATAATACTAGTGGATTAATTAGCTTAGAAGCTGCTTCTGGTGGAGGTGGTGGTTCACTTTGGACAGATGATGGAGGCGGTAAAATCAGTTATAGTGATGCTGCTTCGGGAGTAGAAGTATATGAAACAGGATTTCCTAATACGTATGAAGCTGCGGTAACTGTACGTAGAGGATTTATGATGGTAGGTGAAGGGCATAATGTAGGACATCCTACTACTGCTACTACCGTAGGACGTTCTGCATTATTTGGAGGCGATCACAATATAGGTAATGTAGGTAATACTGATTGGGGTTTTATTGCAGGATACAATAACACTATTGAAGAAGGTTACTATAACATTATATTAGGTAATGGTAGCACTATTAAGAATACTTCTGACAATGCAATTAGTATTGGTAGGCTTAATAATATTACAGGATCAGCCGCTTATACTATTGGTAATAGTAATACATTATCTTCTAGTAATGCAACAGCAATAGGGAGTGCTTTAACAGCAGGTTATTCTTCAAGAAAACAGATTTTAGTTGGTGATAACATTAATATTGCAGCATCTTGGGCCAATAAAGGTTTTTATGTTGGTTTTGGTGTAAATGTTGTTGCAAGACCTAGTTTTGGATTAACAAGATCTACAGGTTTATCAGATAGTGAGCCACTTAACTTATGCATGGGATCAATCTCGGCTGTAAGGAATGATACAGGTGGTGCAAGGACTAATGCAGGATCAGGAGTATTTTGGCAATTTAAAGGAGATACGATTCCAACGGCTAATCCTGCTAACGGTGTTGCTCACTATACTGCAGATAGAACAACTAATAAGGCAGGTTATGAGATTAAAGTAGAAGATGGAACTAAACACTTCTTCGGAGATTTCTCAGTAATTGGTGGAGATAATGCAGATGCTAATGCTAATAAGGTTTTAACTATTGCAGGAAGTGGTACAGGATCAGGAACAAGTTCTTTACTTTGTGAGGATTCAGCAGGAGCTTCTAACTTGGAAGTAAAAGATAATGGAGTGGTAAATATGGCTAATCTTCCTACTTCAAGTGCAGGTTTATCTGCAGGAGATTTATGGAATAATTCAGGAGTAATAAACATTGTGTAAAATATAACGTAATAAAGACATGGCAATTAATAATACAAACACAGTAAGCACATTAGCAGGGGTAGATTCTACCTCTAGCTATATTAGATTGGAATGTAAGTTATTACCTAATGGTAAAGCTAGTATTAAATACTTCTTATATAAGGACAAAGCATCTTATACGGCAGGAAATCCTCCTGTAAATGATGCATACGATTTCAATTATAATTCTTATATTACAGATGTACTACTTCCGTCTGATATTAACATAGATAATCTTCATGATTTAGCTATTGCTGAATTGGTTTCTAGAGGGTTAGATAACGCTAAATTAGCAAAAACAGACTTGGTATAATGCAAGTAACTAAGAATTTTAGACTTTACGAACTAGTAGACAAAGCAACATACAATACATATGGAGACTTTGCTATTAAATTCCTAGACCCTAATACTGTAAATGTATTACAGTTCTTAAGAGAAAGATATGGATCTTGTCTTGTCAATGATTGGAAGCAAGGAGGAAACTTTCAATTCAGAGGTTTTAGACCACCTAACTGTAAAGTAGGAGGTAAGTACTCACAGCATAAGTTCGGAAGAGCTTTTGACTGTAACTTCAAGGATGCTACTCCAGATGAAATCAGAGAAGACATCATTAAACATCAAATAACGTTCTTATCAGAAGGACTTACAAGAATCGAAGACGGAGCGTTTGCCAAGAATTGGTTACACTTCGACACTGCTTGGAATACGAGCGGGAAAATAGATATTGTTAAACCATAAATATTAATCACATGAAAATCGTAATGGCAATTCAAGCAGGCTTACAGCTTGCTAAGAGAGCTGGTATTGGTGTTAAAGACATCAAGCACCTTCACAAGGCTCTTAAAAAGAACAAAGAGGATGGATCTATCATTCCTAAAGGACAAGTTGACTACGTTAGGTTAGCAGGTTTCTTAACTACTTTGTTTGGTTTAGTTGCTGGAGTATTGTATTCATTCGGAAAGATTGATGCAGAGACTTACAGTAAGTTAATGGAAGTGTTCAATGGGTAAATGGACAAAGTATAATGACTTCATCTTAGAAAACAAGGATAAGTCAAAGTCTGAAATAGCAAGAATGGTCTATACTCAATTTGGTTTAGATCCTTCTTGTTTCCACGCAATCAGACATCACATAAAGAGATTACTAAATAAGTACGACAACTCAGCTATTGAAGAATACTGTGAAGCAATGGGTATCCCAGCACACAGAGTTGACGCCTACTGGCACAAAGGTGAATATAATGGGAATGATTTTTCTGTTAGGGTTAGTAGCGAAGGTTCTGATGATGGTATCAGTACAGAAGATATAGAAGACGTCGTTAAAAGCGTTTTAAGCGACTATAAACCAGTTGCAGTACAATCTAATGACATAGCCTTTGAAAACGCCTTAAAAGTCGTTATATCGGATGCTCACGTAGGATTAGAACCTAATGAAGATGATGAATCTATGTTTGGATATGAATACAATAAGGATATATTCTTTAAAAACCTAGATAAAGTCTATGATAAAGTTATCTCTTATTATAAGGAGCATGGTACTTTTGAGTTATTCATATTGGAAGATTTAGGAGATCTAGCTGATGGTTGGAATGGATACACAACTAGAGGTGGACACAAACTTCCTCAAAACATGAATAATAAGGAGGTTTTTGATGCATGTGTAGAAGGGAGATATAAACTTATTAGGAGGATTGTAGAGTCAGGTGTAGCTAAGAAGTATATCATAAGATCTGTGACTAATGATAATCACTCAGGAGACTTCTCTTGGATGATTCATAGAACAGTAGAGAAAATGGTGGAACTTTCTTTAGATGCTAATATTGAGACTCAGATATTAAATAAGTTTGTTGAGCATTTTTATTGGGGAGATCATTGTTTCTTAGTGTCTCATGGTAAGTCTAAACTTCACATGAAGCATGGTATGCCTTTCCATTTGAATGATAAAACTGTTAATTGGATAAATAAATATTTAGATCATCATGAGATAAAATCTAAGTACATTCATTTCTGTAAAGGTGATTTACATAGATATGCGTTAGAAAGAACAGAAAAATTTGAGTACATTAACTACATGTCTTTTGCTCCTGCTAGTGGATGGCAACAAGAAAACTTCTCCACATCTTATTGGGGGTTCTCTGTTGAGGTTATCCCTAAATGGAATAATGAGATTGACAGGAAAAACGTAGTATTTGAATTTAAAAAGAAAAAGCATAACCCAACAAGAGTATAGAAAAAAAAAGAGGCTGCCCGCTCGAATTTAGACAACCTCTTCCTTTGAATTATAAACCTACCATTTACTTATGGACTACTAATATAGTCATTATATTTTAAGATCCAAATATTTTCTAAAAAAAGTATTTAATGTAACCTTTATTACAATTATTTTGTATATTGTAGTATGAAAGAATTAATGAAATCATTATCGGAGTTCCAAAATGAATGTCCGGTAATACATAAGGGAACGCAAGGTTACGGTTACTCTTATGCCGACTTACCAGCTATTTTTAAAGTTATTAATCCAATCTTAAAAAAACATGACTTAGGGTTTACTCAGTTAATGGATGGAACAGGGATTAGAACTATTATTTTCCACACTAAGACAGGACAGCAATTAGAGTCTTTTGCTGAGATTCCTCAAGACGTACAGTTAAAAGGTATGAATCAGTTTCAGGTAATGGGATCTGCTATTACTTATTACAGAAGATATGCTTTAAGTGCTGCTTTAGGTATTATCACTGATAAAGATGTAGATGCAGCAGGTGAGACTGTAAAGCCTACTGTAGCTAAGAAGAAAAAGAAAGCTACTGCTCAAGTTAAAAGTGCTATGGCAAAAGCAATGGCAGAAGCCAACGATGATAAGAAGAAGCAAGCTATCATTGATAGAATGGAAGACTATGAACTTTCTGAGCAAGATGTTATAGACATTATGAAGGGAGAATGAATAATTGAATTACTAGAAAAGCATGGATATGAAAGAATTTAAAATACGTTGTTCTGCTATTGGACAGATCATGACTAACAGTAGAAGTAAGACAGAGACATTAAGTAAAACTACTCAAACATACATGCAAGATTGGATGAAAGAGCAGATTTACGGAGGTCAGAAGTTTACAGGAAATAAATACACAGAAAAAGGATTGCAAGTAGAAGATGAAGCTATTTCTTATTTTGAGTGTGAATTAGGATTTGACTTCTTAATTAAAAACACGCAATATTTTGAGAATAACTTCTTAACTGGTACTCCTGACTTAATTGTTGGAGATAAGATTATTGACATCAAATCTAGTTGGGATCATTGGACTTTTCCTTTATTTGAGGAATCTTTACCTACTAAAGACTATTATTGGCAGCTACAGGGATATATGGCGTTGACAGGAGCTAGAACTGCAACTGTTGCTTATGTTCTTATGGATACTCCAGAGGAACTGTTAAATCAATGGACAGATGTACCTTATGAATATGAAGATTTGGATTCTAAGTATAGAATTAAGACATTTGATATTGAAAGGAATGATGAAGATATTGAAAAGATATACGAAAGAGTCAAGGAGTGTAGAGAATACATTAAAACATTAAATACAAAAGTAAATGAAATTACAAGCATCAGATTTTAGCGTAACTGATATAGTTGAAACAGTTATAGAAACCGTTATTAAAACTAGAAACACTACACTAGATGTAAAGACTCATATTGCAAAGATGATTCTGTATAGAGACTTTAACATTAATATGTCTTTAGATGCTTTAAAAAGAAGGTTAGTTGACAAAGGAGAATTATAATAACAGATCCATGTTCCTGTGTACTTATATCTTTGAAATAGATTTAAGTACTAAGAAAATCACTTCTAAGATCAAAAGAAAGGTCGAGGGAGTGGTTTCCAAAGGAAAGGACGTAGAAGCTCTTAAAACCAACGAATACGCCATTAAATCAGCTTGGAAGAGACTGAATACAAATGAAAAGCGTTGGAGAGTTTATGATGTTATTATTGAAAAATATATTGGGCAATCTTTTGTCGATTAGAAATTAATTATTATGGAAAAATGGAATAAAATTAAAGGATTTAAAAATTACCTAGTTTCAGATTTTGGAAGGGTAAAAAACAATAAAACAGGTAGGATACTAAAACCAAGTAAAGGGTTGTATTTTTATGTCCATTTATGTGAAACCCCTAAAAGAAAGACAGCCTCAATACATAGACTAGTAGCGCAGGCTTTTATTGAAAATGAATTAAACAAACCACAAGTAAACCATATAGACGGCAATAAACTTAATAACCACGTTTCTAATTTGGAATGGGTAACTGGTGGAGAAAATATAAGACACGCTAGAGACACAGGGCTTGTATCTTTTGGATCTAAAATTGTATTAAACACAGAAACTGGAATATATTACAACTCCGCTACAGAAGCATCAAAGCAAATTGGGATGGACGATCCTAGTTTTAGAGCAAGGTTAAACGGAATTGTTAAAAATAATTTACCATTTATTTGGGCATAAGAAAATTAATTACTTAATTTACAAAAACATTGAAATTATGAAGATAGGAAGTATTGAATATTACACGCCTCAAGAGTTTGCAGATGCAGTAGGAATTAGCTTAAAATCGGCATACAATTGGATGAACGCAGGCGAAGACTCTAATGGCTACAAGGTGGTTGTTGAAGAGATCTTAAAGAAGAAGATGGTAAACATGAACAAATACCGAGGGACTTTAAAGGGGGTGAAATAACCCCCTACTTTATTTGAAACATTATTATTTAACAAACGTATAATTTAAAGACAATGGAAAAAATTGACATTAAGAAATTGGTTAGCGTAAATGAATATGCAAAAATGAGAGGCGTAACACGACACACCATATATAATTGGATTAAAGACGGTTATGATTCTGGAGGTCATGTTATTGTTTCTGTTGTAATTGCTGGCAAAACATTTATTCAACCATAGTATTTTTATATTTAATAATTTAACAAAAGTAGAACATTATGAGTAACACGGAGTATTTTAAGCTAATTAGGAATGACAATGAACATGTAGGTAGAGCATACTTTGATGCATACACAGACTGTATGATTCAAAAAGATAGTTTCGATAAAATATCATTAATAAAGTTCATTAAAGCTACAAATGACTGTGGAGTCATAAATGAAACAGCAAAAAATATTTTACTAGAATTTATAAAACCAATGTAATGAAAAAAGAAGCTTACTACTTTTCTCACGACTCTAATGCAAGACAAGATGAGAAAATAATAAAACTAAGAATGAAGCTAGGATGGGAAGGTTATGGGCTGTATTGGGCTATCATAGAAATGCTAAGAGATGCTAAAGATTATAAGTTAGAAACGCATTACGATAGTATAGCGTTTGAACTGCGAACGGAATGCGAACGCATAAAATCAGTAATAGAAGATTTTGGTCTGTTTGATATTAAGAAGGGTATGTTTTACTCTACTAGTTTAATTAACAGAATGAAGCTAAGAGATGCAAAGTCTAATCAAGCTAGAGAAGCTGCAAAAAAGAGGTGGGCAAAAAAGACTGATAATCAAGAAGTTACAAGCGACAGCAATGCGGACGCATACCATGAGCATAGCGACAGCAATGCAATAAAAGGAAAAGAAAGTAAAGGAAATGAAACTATATTATCTTTTGAAGAGTTTTGGGAAATGTATGGAAACAAGAAATCACTAAAGCCTTGCAAACAGAAATATGAAAAAATATCAGAGGAAGACAGGAAGAAGATAAAAGAAAACTTACCTTTATATGTTGCAACAACAACAACAGATAAAACAAACACAGGAGGTAAGAGATTTAGAAAAGATCCAAAGACTTGGTTGAATCAAGAATGTTGGAATGATGAAATTATTGGAGTATCAACAGAACCTAAGCCTAAGAGGGGTGATACGATGAATATTTGGGAGATAATGAGAAAACAACAGGAAGAAGAAGAAAGACAAGGACTATGAGTAAAGTAACCGTAACAGAGAGTGTATTGAAACCAAAAGAAGTACACCACAAAGACATTTCACTTTCATTTGACAGAATAAAAGAAGGTTCATCTAGGGATACTGTTTTTGAAATCAGAAGGATTCAAGAACTTATGGACGGCTGCGATAAGACAACAGAACAAGGAAAGAAGGACTACAAAGAGCTAAAGAAGAACAAGGACAGTTTAAAGAGAAAATTACCTTCGTGGTCTTATTCGGGTGTATTCAGCGGACGTAACAATGACGGCTGCTTAGAATCTAGTGGATTAATGGTCTTAGATTTTGATGATATTGATGTCCAATACGCTAAGAATGAATTAAAAAACAGATCTTATATTTTAGCAGCATGGGAGTCCCCGTCAGGAAATGGAGTAAAAGCAATAGCAAAGATACCTTCTACTACCAAAGACGATGAATACAAGCAGACTTATCAACAGATAGAATATGATCTAAAATATTTGAATATAGATGAAGCATGTAAGGATATTTCAAGAGCTTGTTTTGAATCTTATGATCCTGAAATATACATTAACGATTCTGTTGTTGAGTTTGAACCTAAGCAAATAGATGTTATGGCTGGACTCAGAGGTATGATTTTTAAGAGTGAAGAAGGAGGATTACATAAAGTTAGAGTGAACGCTGGTAATTACGCAGGAGGACTTATAGAAGCAGGTTTAATAAGTTATGAAGATGCATTGGAAGAATTAAAAAGATGTGTAATAGAAAACGGAACTTCTGATATAGACTTAGCTGTCAAAGATTTGGAGGATGGGATTAAAAATGGGATGAAACGTCCTTTACCAAAAGAAATGATTCCTACTGTTGAAGCTCCTAAAGAGACAATTCTAGACGAATACCCAGCTTTAAGTTTTGTTTCTAAAGGTGATGATGATAAGCATTGGTTGAAGAAATTAAAAGCAGGAGAATTAAAAGTAGGATTAACAACAGGTTATGAATCTTTAGATGAACATTTCAAGTTTAAAGAAGGTAAATTTAATGTTGTATTAGGTAGAGCTAATGTAGGTAAAAGTACTGTTATTTGGTTCTTAATGATGCTCGCAAACAGATTGCATGGATGGAAGTGGATAGTATTTTCTTCTGAAAACAGTCCAGCAATAATAAAAAAAGAATTGATGCAGTTTATGTGCGGACAGTTCTTGGAAAAAATGACAGAAGAAGAAATAGACACGCTTTATCCTATAATCGAAGAAAACTTCAAGATAATAAAAGTAGACAAGCTAATAACAGCAAAAGAGCTACTTATTTTAGCAGAAGAGTTAATGAAGGTTGAAGAGTATAAAGGGATGTTGATTGATCCTTATAATTCATTAAGAGTTAAATCAAAAAATAGTTCTGCATATAATTATCACTACGAAACAGTATCAGAATTTAAACTGTGGTCTGAAAGAAATAATTGCACTATATTTTTAAATTGTCATACTGGTACAGCAGGTGCTAGAAAACTGCATCAATCTGGAGATTTTCAAGGATACCCTATGCCTCCTGATAAATCTGATATTGAAAATGGAGTTATGTTTGAAAACAAAGCAGATGATTTTATCGTAATACACCGTTACGTTCAACATCCAATGTTAGCAAACGAAACTCATTGGCATCAAGTAAAGGTGAAAGAAACATGGAGCGGAGGAAGACCTACACAACTGGATGAACCTGTTAGGCTTTGCTTAAGCAGGAAGAATGGATTTAATAGTTTTTATGATGATTACGGACACACTCCATTGAAAGAGAAATACGAAGAATTTAAAAGAGGAGGGAATCAATCATCAGCATTTGAATTTCCAATAAATGATAATTTTAATTTTTAAAAACTTTGTAATTAAAAATATAATAACGACATTTGATTTATGAATAAATACTACATCATAGGAGAAGATAATAAAGAGTTTTTTGATAACGATTGGTTTTACGAAGAGAATGGTTGTTATCCTATAGTCTGCTGGTGGTCTGGAGGTATAACGTCTGCTGTAGCTTGTTTAAAAACTATAGAAATTTATGGTAGAGACAAATGTAGAGTGATTTTTATTGACACTCACAATGAAGATAGGGATACTTACAGGTTTATGAAAGATTGTGAAGTTTTATACGGTCTACCAATAGAAACTATTACTAGCAAGAAACATAAATCAGTAAAAGATGTTTGGTATAAGTACAATTCATTAAATGTTGCTAATGGTGCTGTTTGTTCTTCAGAAATGAAGAGAAGAGTTAGAGAAACATGGGAGAAAGAAAATAAATGGGATCATCAAGTGTTTGGTTTTGAATTAGACGAAGTAAAAAGAGTTAGAGGATTAGTATTAAATCATCCTCAAACTAAACCTATTTTTCCTTTAATGATGTATGGTTTAACTAAGAAAGATTGTATTAAAATCATTCAAGAAACAGGAATTAGACCGCCTAGAATGTATGAATTAGGATTCCATAATAATAACTGTTTTGGGAAGAGCGATACATCTCTAGGTGGCTGTGTGCAAGGAGGGATTGGCTACTGGCAAAAAATGTCTAGAGAATATCCAGAGAAGTTTGCTAAAATGGCTCAAGTTGAACATGAATTAACAGATAGAAAAGGAAAGCCTGTAACAATGCTTAAAGATCAAAGTGGTGAAGCAAAAAAATCTAGTTTATATCAAGTGTTTTTAAAAGCGCATCCCGATTATCCTAATCACAAAGATTTATCAATGATGAAAGGGAGAGAAGTAAAGCCGTTAATGGAATGTAATGGATTTTGTGGCATAAATGATTTAGAACCAAGATCAAAAACAGAACAAGAAATTAATTTTGGAGACCAAATAAATTTATTTTAAAAATATAATAACGTACTTAGCAACATGACAAGAGAACACATTTATTGGGCAATAGGATTCACTTCATTTATGGTGGGATTAGTTTTAGGAATTTACTTAACAAGCTATAATTACAAGGTAAAGGAGGAGCAGTTCATGAAAGAGGTAGATGCGTTCTTAGACCTTGAAGCAGAAGGAAAAGCAAAAGGAAATTTAATTTTTATACCAATCGAAAAATAAGATTATGACACAGGAAGAAAAAGACGAATTGTTAGCAAGATTACACAGAAAATTAACGGCAGATTCAGTAGAAGCATCAACGCCTATGGAGCTTAAAATGCTTCAAATGGAACATCAGAAAAATGTTGAATTGGTTAATCAAGGAATAAACGTATTCGCAGAAAGACCGGATAATTCTCCTTATAACTGTGAAGGCTGCGGATCCTAGAGTAATAGCCACCGAAAGCAATTTTTTTTAACCTGAGTAATAATAACCAAGCGAGTAGGTGGCTAATTAACCCTTAAAAGAATGAGAAACACATCAAGCAAACTAAAGAAGAACAGAGTTCAGCATTTAGTTGATTTAGAGATAAGATTATTGAAGTATCAAGCAGAAGGTAAGGATGAACAGATTGAAGAGCTTATACGTCAAGTTAGGAAGGCTCAGATAGGAGCAATTGATAATTTAAAACCACCATATGAAAAGAATAGAAGAATATAGAGTACTTAGAAAGGCACTGGAGATAATTGAAAAGAAAGAGAAATCTGATATACAAAGTATGCTTGAATTTACTGTAACAAATAATGAATTAGAAGTTATATTGGATGAAGTTTGTAGAGAGTATTCAGTTACAGTAGAAGAAATTAAGTCCAAGAGCCGAATAAGGAAGATAAACGACTCAAGACAAGTAGCAATGCATTTACTTTATAAGTACACAACAATGTCTTTAAAGGAAGTTGGGATAGAATTAGGTAGAAGAGATCACACGACTGTCATGCATGGACTTAGATCTGTTCAAAGTAATAGTTGGGATCAAACTTATAAAGCTAAAATGGATAAAGTAGAAAAAGTAATTCAGAAGTATTATGGAGAAAGAGTATAGCGCAGTAATAAAAGGTAACACTCCTTCAAAGAGCAACTGTTACATGATAGCTCATAAAAGGTTAATCAAAAAGAAGGCTCTAACGGAGTATGAAGACTCTTTCTATATACAACTACCACCGGAGCTGAGAAACGTGCTTATATCGTCTTATTTCGAGTTCTACGTGGACGTATTCTATCCTTCGCAGCGTTCTGATCTTGATAACAGTCTTAAAATAGTATTAGATTGCTTGCAGAAGACTAAAACAATTAAGAACGATAATAAGTGCGTGAAGATAGTGGCCCAGAAGGCTTTAGATAAAGAGAATCCAAGAATAGAGTTTACAATAAAACCAATAGAATAATGCCAAATAGATACTATAAAAATTTAACAGCTAAACAGAAAGCAGAGATCTACGAAGACTGGGTAACAACTGGAGATAGATACTTAGATATAGCGGATAGACACAATGTTTCTATTGCTTTTG